CTCGTTGTCTGTCTTTTACCGCAGTTTTAGCTTTTTGCGCGGGTGTTCCCCAAGCTTTTGCAGCTAATCCCCTTAGTCCACTATTGGCTTTATTTCCAAGATTTTCCACTTCTTGATCAACTTCATAGGTTCCGGTTCCAGCATTAATACTTTCAGCTTCTTCTTCCGGTTGTGAAACTGTGATAGCAATGGTTTGTGATCCAGTATCAACATATAACATGTCCGTATTTCTTACCAATGATACATTAATTCCCTTTGATTTGAGAAAATCAATCAATTCCCACTTGGGATCACTAGTATTTTTGGGATCAAACTCCTCACATAAGTTTAAAAACTTGCTCATATTGTTATTTATCTCATATTAGTGATTTATATTGAAAGATATTAAATATCAGTATGGAAGTGTTTTTAACATTGATAATTTACTTAACCATGCTATCGTTTTCTTTTGCTAATCCTATGGAAAAGATATTACAATGGGATTATAATCCTGAAACTAATATAAGTGGATATAAATTGTATGATATCACCAACACAAGAACATTGGTATTAGTAACTGAATTTAATTCAGCTACAATATCAACTTATGGGGGAACAATATATGCTGTAACCGCTTATAATACTTTTGAATTGGAATCATTATTATCCAATTCAGTAACGATTCCATATCCACTATCCCAATCTGGATATGGAATCGTGGATTGTAATTCTACGTTAAGAGGATATGAACCTATTTTTGCTATTGATGGAATCCCTACAACCTATTGGTCTACTAATATAGTAGACCCATCTTCTAAATTTCCCTATATTTTAATAATAGATTTAGGATCTATTAAATCTATTAAAGGTTGGTCGTATCTTCCTAAACAGGGTGTAACTACTAATTTAAACCATCTTAGAAAATATCAGATTCATGTAAGTAATGATAAAATTAATTGGGGATTGGCATTTAAAGGGGAATTTACCCTATATAATAATTCTGAAAAGATATTATACAATAATAAATCCAGAAAACAGGGAAGATATTTCCGATTAACAGCGTTATCGGAAATACAAGGATCATCTCATGTAAGTGCAGCCGAAATAAAACCTTTATTTTAACACACAATTAACATTTTATTTGTTATATCTTGGAAATAGGAATCTGATAAGTTGGTAAATCCTTCCTTTTCAAGATATTTCTTAATTTGTCTAAATGATTTTAGGGATCTGTCCACATTTAGAAATAATTCAAATTCTTCCACTACCTTAGAATCCTTTTCTGATAACAATTGTCGGAAAACATTCAACGAATACGGTGCTATCCATATTCTAAATCCAAAGATTTTTTTTATTTTTTTAATTATTTGTTTATGTATTTCACATAAGGAAAATTCATTAATAAAAAATATTACCTTTTCTTTAATTGTTTGGATTCTTTGACATAATTGTTTTATAAAAAAATGAGTGTATATAGTTTTTTGATTTTTATTTGATAAATTTATTTCCATACCAATTTCTAAACTGTAACTATAAAATTGCATATTTGTTTGTTTGAAAATTAATTCCAAATCATCAAAAATGTAACTATTGTATTGTGAGATCCGAATCATAAGCCCAACATATCAATGGATCGTGGTTTGTCAATGTAATTTTTTGGAGAACAAAGACGGATATTGATTATCCCATTATAGAACCTTTCATCAAGTAATGAATTTGATAATAATTGAAATTGTAATTCTGAATATTTCATGTCAAACTTAGAGTCACATAATTGTATTACTTCTCTAGTGAAATGTTCTATACCATATTTTTCAATATCTGTTAATAATTCTTTAGAAGATCCCCAATATTTTTCAACATCATTATCTTTGTATTGTATTCTATTTCTGGTATTACCTTTTAGTGGTTTTTTCTTAATTCTTTTTTGACATTGTTTACATCCTATGTAGTATTTTTTAATTGCATTTGGGTGATTGCATTTTATTATGTAAACGAAACCGAAAATGTTGCTGTAATCTTCTGGTAGATTTTTCCATGTAGTGTTTGTCATTTTCTTTATTAATTATTGTACATTAATTATAATTTCTTATTCTTAACTATAACTAATTTGTTATTTTAACTTTTTTGTCAAATGGCTATTGACTTTTCAATATTTCAATTATAATTAAGGGGTGGTGGGCGGGCTTGGTAATATTATATTGTTATAGTTATTATATTAATAATAATAAAGAATAAGAAATGTTATTACGTAGTTGTACCAATTATAATAACTTATTAGAGCGAACTTTTCTCGTTTTCTTACCTTTTTTCTTCACAAGACCTTTTCGAGTCTGAACAGCACCTAAAACTTTAGGTATTCTAGTATCACCCGCAGCGTAACCGTCAATATTTTCAAGACTACCACCAGAAGTTGGAGCACCGCCCATGATACCAGCAACATCCATCTCAACTAAAACCTTTTCTTCGTAAAGTTTTGATATTTTTTCATGTTCTGCTATTGACAATCTCATATATCTATTTATACTAAACTAAGATGAATTTGTACGATCAATATAAACAGGAATACAGAGAGTTCACAAAAATAACGGATATGAACATGGAGGATCGTGTAATGCGTGTTCCTTCTGAGAAGCATTTATGGGTGGAACGTTTGATTGATGCCAAGAAACTGAAGTTTAAACTTTTAAAGGAGAGAAAGCAGTTGAAGGATGCCAATATTAAAAAGGCAATATCTGAGGGAATCGTCAATCTATCAAAACAGACTTTAGACAAGCTTGAGAACACCACGGAAATAGAGGAAATAGATGTTAAACTTCAGGATATGGATCTATTAATAGAATATTTGGATTATGTAGTCAAAGGTATTACATATATTGCACAGGATATTAGAAATATGATATCCATTAAGGAAATGCAGATGTAATGATAACTTTTGATTATAATAAATCTTATAGAAAAGGTAAGTTGATTTGTGATGAATCAATGTTGACGTTTATTCGTAATCATTTTTCCGAAAAAGATCCCAATGCATCATTTGCTCAAATGAAATTGAGACTTAAGGGTGTTAATCGTAACATTCCAGATCGATCTTATGCCATACAATCATCGGGAATGTTTGATTTTGGTTTGTATAATGAAATTTTAAAGTTTCTAATGACAGAATCTATTTCAGATATTCATTATACTGATGAATTTAAACAAGAAATGCATTGTGGAATTAAAAATTTTACAGTATGGGATGAATTAGCTCATAAATTAAGAGATTATCAAACGGATTGTTTATGGAGTTGTATAAGTGTGGGTAGGGGAACAGTGGTTAGTGCCACGGGATCGGGAAAATCATTAATACAGGCTTCTCTAATTGAGAACTGGAAGCGTCTGAGAGGGTCTGTGAAGTGTTTGATTGTAGTTCCGGGGACAGGACTAGTGACACAACTTCTAAACGATTTTAAGGACTATCAGGTGACATTCTCGTATTCGGGTTGGACAGGGAACATGGAACGACAGGATACCGAAGTGGTTATTGTCAATACTGAATTATTATGTTCCCAATTTGGAAACTTTAAGGATTTAGTGGATGTTGATTTGGTATTAAGAGATGAATGCCACGGAAATCGTTTTTCTAACGAAATAACAAAGATTATTTCTAAAATAAAAACTCCAAATAAGTTTGGATTTACGGGAACACTACCAAAGGAAAAAATACATTGGTGGAAAATTATAGGAACATTCGGTCCAATTATATTTGAAAAGAATTCAAAGGAATTGCGTGATGAAAAGTTTTTAAGTGATGTTATTATTAGAATCTTAAAACTTAATCATAAGTATAAAGTCCGAGGATATAAAAAAGAATTACAGATTATACAAAGTGATGATGATCGACATGAAGTAATTCGTAAATTAGTGTCAAAAATGGATAAAAATGTTCTCATTCTTGTGAATCGATTGGAACACGGTGATAATCTACATAGTCATCTTCAGTTTAAAAATAAACAGACATATTTTGTGCATGGAGACGTTCCAGTTGAAGAACGTGAACGAATAAAGGAAATAATGGAAAATAATAATGATGTTGTTACGATTGCAATGTCATCCATTTTTTC